GCTGGATGGATTACGGACATAAAACAGCACCACAACTTGTTATGGTTCCTGCTAATGCTAAAGAAACTATTCGTAAACTTGATAGAGCCAATAGGAGAGCCAGATGAATAAAATAACTTGGTTAGAACTATATAACTTTTTACATCAACAGGCCAACAGTATACATAGTGTTGGTAGTTTGGACTGGAATAATCCTGTAAAAATATATGACGCCACAACAGGTGAAGAGTCAACTTGTGACACTTATTACCTTACAGATAATAGTAGCGAACATCTTGTGTTAATGACGAACTTTGAGAAAGGAAACTGCGAATAATGGATTTGGAAATCGAGAGCCTTTTGTTTAAACAAGTAGAACGACCTAAGAATTATTTGATGACCAAAATTATTAATGTCTATGATAATAGATATAGAATTAATGTATATACAGAAACAGAAGAAGATAATCTCCTTAAAAAGAGAATAGTTTCTAGTTATTTTTGTCACTATAATCCAGGAGAATTGATTATTGTAAACAACAAAGAAAATCAAGATCCTTCTATTAAAAGAAAACGCGGCTTCTGAGCGAGAGTCCGCAAAAATTTCTAAAGTTTGCTACTTGACAGCGACGATGTTGTGCTGTATACTGGTGGTGTGTTCGTAACTCACAGGAGAATTGAAAATGGGACTTGGTAAGGGTAAAAAGGCTTGTGAAAAGTGCGGAGCAGTGACCGGCCCCCGTGCTTATATGTGTAAGCAGTGTAACACTCCTTTTGTATTTAAGGCTAAAAGCAAAGAAGCAAAAAATACAAAAATTATTAAAGATTTTAATTGGCGTGAACTGATTAAGGGTGATCGGATCAGAGTTGCTGGAGGCCCATACTATGTATCTAGAGGAGAGTTTATACCAATGGGATACAGGGGTCGCTTTGTTGTAGAAAGTATTGATGAACATGGTATTCGTGCTTTTGGTCTTGATAAACACGCTGGATTTTGTCATATTTATATGGGGCCAGACATTCAGAACAAAGAAACCAAAGTTTGGAAGATTAAGCACAAACTTTTGAAACTCAAACAAAAGGAGCCAGTCGTATGAGTTTAACCGACGAACAGAGGTATCAGATCAATAGGTTAATAACCTATAGAGATCAACTCACAAACAATCTGTTTCATATTGAACAAATTATCAAACAGTATTTTCCAGAAGAATTTGACATAGCGTATCAACATTGGATTCCACAAGTATCTACGGCTTTATTTGATGACAAAAGATGGTTGCCAAGAGGCGAGCAAACAATGGAAGATACAATACAGAGATTAATAGAAAAAGCGAAAGAAAAAAGTAAGTAAAATACAGTCAATTTAACATAGTTTTGGGGTAATAATATGTCAGACAATATATATGCTATTACGGACTTGGACGGATATGCTTCGTCTATTAGAGAGAGCGTAGCCCATTCTTTTGCAGAAGAATATACAGAAAATTTAGACGAGTATATAACTATAGATCAAGCAAAGAATATTATCGTTGCTTATAGTCTTGGTCAAGATGAAGAAAATAATTATTTGGTTGATGAAGAGTCTTTCAATGACGCTTTTGATGATATTAGAGAGTGGTTTTATGAGGCTGGTTTGTCTAAATTGGCGGCAAAAGGCTTGGTGGAATGTGCTTGGGATGATGATCTCAATCAAATGATCTTCTGGATACCAGAAAATGACTCACCTAAATCCTCAACAAATAGCGGATCTGAAATCTGAAATAGATGAAATAAGAGAGTATATAAATACAGATTTGTGCCGCAAATGCGAGGAGATGTCAAAAAGACTAGAAGAATGTGAGAGGAAGTTGAACGATTCAGAAAATTAATTGAAAGTGTATAGTATTCTATGAGAAATATTCATCCTGTTACCTATATTATATTAGGTTTTTTGTGTTTATCTTTAGGTTTTAATCTTTTACAGAAATCAGAGAATCATAGACTACGCAAGATGCTGGATAAAAAATCTCATCCTATTATTATTGACCTACCAGACCCTTATCAGTATCCAAATCAGAACAAAAGTAATGGGATTAGAAAAACAATTACTCACACAACATAGGGGGCGTAAAGGTATCGATTGGATATAGAAGATTATGTTAGCAAGTAGTGGTTGGTGGACAGGCCACTTTAAAAGTCTACCAAATGCTTTAACTGGCACAAATCAGTTAGCCCTTGCTGCTTAATAAATAGCAGTAACAATCTTAGAAAGCGATGAAGGTAGCGTTCAAAAGATTGTCGTAAAATCCTTCGGCTGCTAGAATATCCAACGGGTTCTAGCCTGAGATTTGTTGGTACGGAAAAGTAAATGTTGTTTGTTCTTTAACTTTTCTTAAAATTTTATGAACAAAATAAACTTGTAGAATATGTAATTAGAAATATCGCAAGAAATGGGTTCGACTCCCATCGCCTCCAATATTATATGAGAAAAATTTGTACATATTGTGGCAAAAGAAAGAACCTTAAAAGTTTTCCCAAGCACAGTATGTACAAAGACAATCTTGATAGCAGGTGCAAACACTGTATAAAAAAACACACAAAGATCAGAAACAAACTCCATAAAAAAGCCCCACCAAAACCAGATGTTTGTGAATGTTGCGGGAAAGTGCCTTACAAGTGGTGTTTGGATCATGATCATTCTGATGATAGTTTTAGGGGCTGGTTATGTGAACCGTGCAATACTGGCATAGGTAAACTTGGAGACACACTAGAGAGTATAGTAAAAGCATTCAATTATCTATACCAAAGCAAGAAGAATAAATAATTTATGTCTTTATTATTACAAATAGAAAATTTAGAACCTAGATATTATTGTGCTATAGATAGTATGATGGGTCCGATATCCCCGATACCAACTAACAGTATGCCTCTATTTCCAGATCATGCTGTTGTAGATTTTTCTTTGGATGAATTGTATCAGAACATTACTATAGACAATGCGATTGAAGCCAAAGAGATCAAATCCTTAATAAGCCATACAACAGAAGATGACGATATCGTTGACAGATTTGAGTTCTTACAACTAAGACGATATATAAAAAACATGGTTATGCCAGACCATGTGGGGTATTTGTCTATGTCTGTAGTATACGGTCACGCAACCAATGCTTCGATAGGCAATTTGCAAATGTGGGATGGAAAAGAGAAAGTTTTTTCCTTAATAGATAAGTGGTTTAACGGTAATGATTTACCATATCAAAATCATGGTGTTTATGAAACTATTGAAGGAGAATTGTTTGTAGATGGAATATCTGCTCAAGACGCCAAACAAGGAATTTTAAATGATTGTTATTTTATTACAGCCTTAGGTTCTATTTCACAAAATTCTCCAGAGACAATAGAGAACATGTTTCATGAAATAGATACTAATGTTTGGGCTATTGGTTTTTATGATAATTATAGAAATAAGCATTTTGTCAGCGTAAATAATAAGTTGCCTGCTAATTCTAGCAAAGATAGCGTTTTTGCTTCTTTTTCCGGTAATGAATTATGGCCTTCTCTTTTAGAAAAAGCATATGCTCAGGTGAGTCAAAATAAGGGATTTCGCTCCAAAGCAATAAATGATTACTACAATATAGAGTGGGGGGACACCTCTAGAGCAATATATCACATCACATTTGAAAGAATGTCAATTATTAAAGGAGATGTAAAAGATCAATACGTTTCATATATTGATTAAAACATACCAATTACTGTATCGTACAAAAATCATACATATACATTCGAATCGTATGATGTATTATCTGACAAATTCTTTTTAAGAAATCCATATCAAACAAATCACATAAACATGACATGGGAAGAATTGAAAAATATTGGCATTGTTGGAGATAGACAAGGAGGGTATTTGGTTCAAATAAATAAGGCATAAAAGTGTATATAGATTATTAATAGGAGATTTATAAGATGCTTATTAAAAAATCTATAGAACACTTAGATACCAATCGTATGACTTATTGGCAACATTTTTTATTTGCTTGTAGTCATGGTATCGGGTGTATAAAAGCTGGCGGATTACTAATTATACATAGTATTGTACCAGGACTTTTCCCGAAAACAGGCTCAGCATTAGTTAAGAAACTAAATAAGAGCTTTACTGATCACCTAAATGAAACTTCATAATCATTTTTATTATTTAGAACCAAATGATTTGCAAATAGTTTTAGATGCACTAGAGATTTTGCATAAACAAATGAAAACGCATCAACAATTGGGAATAGAAACTCCATATAGCCAAGCAGACGTAGAGATGGTTTTAGAAGCACTTAAAAATAGCAACAAATACAAATATTAAACCAGTCAGTTGACAAGTGCCGATAAGTGTGATATGCTAGGGGAAACACAGGAGACTTTTGGAAATGAAGAACGATCATCATTTTGACTATGTTTGGGGAATGGTTCGTGATCTGCGGGCTACAAGCAGCACTATTGATAAGCAAAATATTATTGAGGATTATTGCAACCATAAAAGCGAGGCGGCAACCTTTGCTAAAAATATTCTGCTTTATACATATCATCCTTTGTGGCAATATAATGTCACCAGTGATAATCTCAAAAAGAAATCTCATCTGAAAGGTAAAGATTTTGGAAGCATCTATTTTTTGCTTAATGCACTAAAAGATCGCCAAATTACGGGACATGATGCGATAGGGGCGGTAAATACTTTTATTGATAAGTATCCTGATTGTGACGAACTAATTTACTGCATCATAGATAAAGATCTGAAAACCCGTGCTGGTGATAAGATTATCAACAAGGCTATTCCAGATCATATTCCAGAGTTTAGTGTTGCTCTAGCGGACAAATATGATCCAAATATTGTAGATTGGAAGGATGGTTGGTATGTTAGTAGGAAGATCGATGGTGCTAGATGTATTGCTGTTGTTGACGATAATGGCAACGCTTCTTTTTATTCCCGCACAGGAAAGACTTTTGAAACTCTGGATATTGTTGCTGGTGGCATTAAGGCTCTCGGTATATCTAATGTAGTATTAGATGGAGAGTTGTGTCTTCTTGACGAAAATGGCAATGAAGATTTTCAGGGAATTATGAAACAACTTAAAAAGAAGGATCATACCATTCCTAATCCTTCGTATAAAATTTTTGATATGCTTACCCATGATGAATTTTACAGTAAAAAAGGAGAAGAAAATAGACCATTTGGTATTCGACTGAATAATCTTAAAGAGATTATGAAAAACAACGAGTGTCCGTGTCTATCTGCTCTTGAACAGGATAAAATTAGGGATGACGATCATTTTCAGGAGTGGATTAGTCTCTCTAATAAATCGGGCTGGGAGGGCTTGATTTTAAGAGTAGACGAGCCATATAAGGGAAAAAGATCAAAAGATATGCTTAAATGGAAAACATTCCATGATGCAGAGTATGAGGTTAGGGGTATTGAATTTGGTCCGTTTAGATATGTTCTAAATGGTCAAGAAGCAGAAGAAGAAATGCTATCTTGTGTAACTATTGAACATAAAGGCTATAGCGTAAGGGTTGGGAGCGGTTTTTCAATAGACCAGAGACAGTATTTTTATCGCAACCCTAAAGAAATTTTGGGTAAGATTATTAGAGTCAATTATTTTGAAGAAACAAAAAACCAAGACGGGGGACTGAGCCTTCGCTTCCCAACTTTGGCTTATGTCTATGGAGATAGTAGAGATATCTAATTCTCCAAAATATTTACGTGATTTGGTGTATTCTCCTTATAGTATCTAAGGAGAAATATCAAATGAAAAAATATAAAATATGTGGAAAATGTTCAAAAAGACATAGAGAATGGACAAAAGGCACCCAATGCAAGAATTGCAGATCTTTATCCCAAAGAGAGACTTATCAAAATAATAAAGAACTATATTTAGCTAAAGTTAAAACATACTATCAGAATAATAAACAAAAAAAATTGGATTACGCTAAAAAATATAGAGAAAATAATAAAGATAAATGTAACGAATATTTCAATAAAAATGCAGAAAAGATATATAAACAAAGAGCCAAAAAAGAAAAAGAGAGAAGAAAAACAGACATATCATACAGAATATATAGTAATTTACGACACAGATTACATAGAGCTATAAAACAAAATAAAAAAACACAAAATACACTAGACTATTTAGATTGTTCAATAGAAGAATTAAAAATACACTTAGAAAAACAATTTAAAAAAGGAATGACCTGGGACAACTATGGTAAATGGCATATAGATCACATTAAACCTTGTTCCAGTTTTGATCTGAGTATAGAGACTGAACAAAAAATGTGTTTTCATTACAGCAATCTACAGCCCTTATGGGCTATAGAGAATATAAAAAAGAGTGCTAAAATTATTACATAGTGACACTTGAAAGTCTTGCACGGTTCTTCAAGAACAATATAATTATACCGGTGTATTTCTA